TACCACCGTTGAACAAATCCTAAAAACCGTCCAGACTAACGAGCAGGAGGGCACCATCGTGTCCGATTACGAACTGTCGGCTGATGACCGCCTTGCTGAAGCAGAGGCACTCATCGCTAAGCAAGCAGACCAAATCGCTGAACTGACTGACGCTAACGCCGAAGTTGCAGTTGAGCCCACCATTGACGAAATCGCTAAGTCACTCCCAGCCCCCGTGGCAAAGGCAGTGAACGAGGCTCTCGCCAAGGCAGCAGAAGCGACTGACCGTGCCAACCTTGCCGAAGAGACCCTTCGCAAGGAACGTGACGCCCGCAACCTCTCTGAAGCCATTGAAGTGGCTAAGCAGTACGAAGTTCTCGGCTTGAACGCAGAAGAGTTCGGTTCCGCCATGTTGCGCGTGACCGAGTTTGACAGTGAACTTGCTGGCACCATCGCCAAGGCGTTGGACACCGTGAAGGCTCAGGCCGACACTGCAAGCATTTTCACTGAGATTGGTAAGTCGGCTAACCGTTCAACTGGTGACGCTTACACCCGTCTGACCGCTTTGGCAAAGAGCGCCGTTGAAACCGGCTCCTACGCCACGTTAGAGCAGGCACGCACCGAGATTTTGATGTCGGACGCCGAACTGCAATCCGCAATCAACGCCGAACGGAGGGCATGATTTCATGTCTTACGAGATTTCTAACTATTCGGTACGGATTGGCACCCTCACTGCTGGTGCTGACCTGTCATCGGCGCAATACACCTTCGTGAAGTTGAACTCTTCTGGCGCTGTTGTTCAGTGTTCAGCAGTAACCGACATCCCCTTGGGTGTTTTGCAGAACGCCCCAGTCTCCGGCGATGTTGCCGATGTGCTGGTTGTTGGTGGAACTAAGGTCAAGGCCGGTGCCGCAATCACCGCCGCGAACCTGAACACCACTGCCCTTGGTACCAGCGCCGCTGGCTTGGCTGTTGCCAAGACCCTCGGAACTGACACCACCAACTTCGTTGCTGGTCGTCCCTTGAACGCCGCTGGCGCTTCAGGTGACATCATCACCGCCCTTATCAACTGCGCCGCCGCGCACCGTGCTTCCTGAGCCTGAGAGAGGTTAGAAAACAATGCCACAGCCTACAATGGCTCAGAGCCATGTTGATGCTATCTTGACCGACATTTCGGTCGCGTACATGCAAAAGCAAGAACAGTTCATCGCAAGCAAGGTGTTCCCCGTAATCCCTGTGGACAAGAAGTCCAACAAGTATTTCGTTTACACCAAGAACGACTGGTTCCGTGACGAGGCGCAACTCCGCGCTGACTCAACTGAGTCGGCTGGTTCGGGCTACAACCTGACCACCGCTTCTTACAACGCTGACGTGTGGGCTTTCCACAAGGATGTCGGAGACCAGACCGCGAAGAACTCTGACGTTCCTTTGCAGCCTTACCGCGAAGCAACCGAGTTCGTCACGAACCGCCTCCTGCTCCGTCAAGAAGTTCAGTTTCAATCTGACTACTTCAAGACTGGTGTTTGGGCAAAGGATTACGAAGGTGTTTCTTCTAGCGCCACGGGTGACCAGTTCATCCAGTGGTCTGACTTTGCTAACTCCGACCCGTTGGAGGATGTGGAGAAGGCTAAGGAAGGCATCTTGTCAACTACTGGTTTCCAGCCGAACACTCTCGTTCTCGGCTATCAGGTGTACCGCAAGTTGAAGAACCACCCTGACCTCGTTGACCGCATGAAATACACAACGAGCAACACCATCACGACTGACATCATGGCTCGCCTGTTTGACATTGACCGTGTTCTGGTTGCCTCTTCGGTTCGTGCGACCAACAACGAAGGTGCCACTGAGGCTTACGGCTTCAACTTCGGCAAGGGCGCGATGCTGGTTCACTCCAGCCCGAACCCAGGTCTGATGACTCCTTCCGCTGGTTACACGTTCGCTTGGAAGGGTGTTTCTGACTCTTTGGGCGCCACGATTGGTACTTCGCAGTTCCGTATGGAGTCGCTGAAGGCTGAGCGCGTTGAGGCTGAAATCGCTTTTGACAACAAGGTTGTTGCGAGCGACTTGGGTGCCTACTTCGGTACCGTTGTTGCGTAAGTAGCACACAGTTTGACCCGAAAGGGGGCTGGGGTTCAGTCCCTAGCCCCCTTTCACCAATAGTGGGTATTTTGCCCAGACAACTTATTTTTTCAGGAGAATAAAAATGGCAAACGCGGTTTACCCACTTGCTAAGCAGTCGTTTTTGAGCGGTGCAATCAACTTGACTTCGGACACTATCAAGATTGCTCTTGTCCGTGGTTACACTTATTCATCAGCCCACCAGTACCTTTCTAGTGTGGCAACGGTTGTTGGTACGGCCCAGACCCTCACCACTAAGACTGTTACCACTGGTATTTTTGACGCAGATAACCCAACGTACACGGCTGTCACTGCTGGTGCGGCTTGTGAGTCGCTTGTTATTTACAAGGACACAGGTTCCGCAGCGACTTCTAACCTGATTGCTTACATTGACACCGCAACTGGTTTGCCTGTTACACCTAACGGTGGAGACATTACTGTTGCGTTTGACAATGGAGCCAACAAGATTTTTGCTCTGTAATGGATGAAGCCCAAGTTCTTGCGCTATTACAGCAGGCTTTGGCTGATGCTGGTGTTACGGATTTGCGTGTGGTTCGTCTCGCTGCTTTGGAGTTGGCTGTTGCTCACATTGAGCCACCGCCCGCGTTTGTGTCTGTTGATTTGGACACAATCAAGGAGCGCACTCGTGCGGCATGGGGTTTAGATTACGCCACAATCTTGAACGAGGCGGCTGTTACTTACGCAGACACCACTTTGAGTGCCAGCGAAGTATTGACCGAGATTGCGGACACGCTAACCGCTTAGGAGTTTTCTGATGGCTTCCGATAAGTGGTTGTTCAACGAGGCGAGCGTTGCCAGCGGCAACACCTTTGCTAAAGTCGGCTCGTCCCCCTACACCATAATCAACAATAACGCCGGAACCCTGACGCGCACCACAACAAATCCAACACCTTATGAAGGCGCGGGGTGTTATGTCAACGGCACCATCGGGGGAGTCAACTACTATCTTCGCGGTTACGGATACCCCACAAGCGAGCCCCTCTACCTTGACGCTTACTTCTACATCAAGTCAAGCACATGGTCAGGGAACGCCGCCCCCTTTCTTGAAGGAGACTTTGACTACTACCAAGTTTTCACTTGGTGCTCAGTAAATGCTGGCTCTATTGAGTACGGGTCATACGACACAGTAAATGGTGGGATTTACTACAACACAACGGCTTACTCGGTTCCCCTAAACGCTTGGATTAGGTGTAGGGTAAAAACTGGTTATTGGGGTATTGAGCAGTTTGGTATTTTTACCGGCTCTAACATCAACGGTTCTACACCTAGCCTAGCGTTACCAACGATTGACTTTTCAACTTTGAGCGCCTACGCGCCCACGGAAACATACATAAATGAGTCAGGCAACGCAAATAGTGTATGGATTGACAACCTCAAACTAGACACCGCTACCTACCCAACGCGCGGTAACGAACAGTGGTTACTCAACGACACGAGCGTAGCCAATGGAGCGTATTTTACTCCGGTTGGCTTATCGGACTACAAACTGCAAAACAACTACGGTTCCACGGTTTCGCGAACGACATCAAGTCCCTCACCTTATGAAGGCGCAGGATGTTACGCATCCAGTGGCAACTATGCGTCACTTCCGGTAGTAAACGCGGATAACTCCGCAATAACCGACACTGGTGCGAAGTACGCAGACTTCTACGTTTATTTCAATGCTAATCCAGCCACGAACGCGCACTCTCCCATGGGCTCAGGTAACAATGCAGCAGTTGAGTACGGGTCAGTAGGGGTCTTGCCCAACGGTTCAGTTGCGCTTCTTAGTTACGATGCTGTATTTGGTACTCTTACTTATGGAACTAGCACGGCGGCTGGCTTCATAACACCTGGCTCATGGATGCGGTTTCAGGTCAAAGTTGGTCAAAAAGTTGTTGAAGAAGTCAAAATCTACAAGGGTTTCAACATCAACGGAACAAGCCCAGATGCGACACTAACTGGGACGAAATACAGCGGTACAAAAGATGGTATGTCGTTTGGTCAATCACCGACAGGTGAATACCACTGGCTTGACGACATCAAGTTTAGTAACTCCGCCTACCCAACTCGGGCTTTAGCGACACAGACAGTAAGCCCAAGCGGGATTGCTTCTACCGTTGCGTTCGGCACAGCCAAAATCAACCGAACTGTTCCGACCACTGGGATTGCCTCAACGGTCGCTTTCGGCACAGCCAAAATCAACCGAACTGTTCCGACTACTGGAATAGCCTCAACGGTCGCTTTCGGTACAGCAGTCGTTTCAGTTTCTAGTGCTACTCAAACCCTTAGCCCCAGCGGGATTGCTTCAACAGTTGCTTTTGGAACAGCCCA